GCGTATGTCTGAAAGAATGGCAAATATTTCATAAAAAAATATGAGGGGGTAACGTAATAACGTAAAAGGCAACAATCCCCCATAGGTTGCACGAAAAAGCCAACAAAAAGCAGATACTATAGGTATAATGCGAGTTTTTTTCTATATAAGGATAGTAACTCCTTTGTATACCTGCGGTTGGCGTATTTGTTTTTGCGTGTGTTAGAGCTAGTCTGTTTTTTTGCGTGGGTGGGTGGGCGTGTGCGTTGCTCTCTTTAAGTATCACGCACAGCCACACGCAAAGCACC